AGTTGTTCGGCCCGTTGGTCAGGTAGGCGGCGCGCGCAAGACCCCGCTGGGCGATGTAGCGCACCGCACGTTCGATATGATCAAGCCGCGTGCAGTCGTACTGCAACTCACCCTTCATGATCAGGTTCATATCTTCGGCCAGCATCGCATTGGCGGCGGCCGGATCGAAGCGCGGCTGGCAGCGCGAGGTCGAATACCATAGCTCAGGACAGTTCGCCGTGTTCACATCGGGCAAACTATTCTTGGCGTCGCTGGGCGGCACGCCTGAGTCCGGGAACATCGGCATGGTTGTTTATTTCCTCTGTGCGGCGAGTTGGGCTTCGAGCGCCTCTACCTTGGCGCTGAGTTCCTTGACGGCGTTGATCAGGGCGTAGGTCAGCGCGTTAGGGTCCATGATCCGTAGGTCACTAACAGGTTGACCGTCAATGAAACCAGCCGACTGCGTGATCATCTCGGGGAAAGTGGCCTCAGTCTCCTGTGCCACCAACCCAATGAAGGTTTGATTAGTGCTGGCTGCGCTATAGTTCTGACTGTTACCGTAGGGTGCGACCGGCGTTGTCTCCGGGTCCGGCATCCGATTGTTATTCTCGTCAAGAACCGGGACATGGGTCGGGGATTCCAGCGTGTCATTACCCTTGTAGGAATACTGAACCGGCCTAAGTGTCTTGATCGCTTCGAGGCCCTTAGTGTAGTCGCTGTGAACGGTCTTGATCCGAGCGTCGGAAGCCGCAAACCACGCCCCGCCACCCGGCTTGTAGGCCTGAGCCGAGTAGGCCCACTGGCCGGTCCCGTTGCAGCGCCATAAAGACGTCACCGGGTTGCCAGCCCCGTCGTGATTCCCCATATGGACGCCAGAACCATCAGAGTACAGGCCTGCGCCTCCTAAGGTCACAGAGGGCGTAGGACCTCCTCCCGACAATAGAACACGATTAGACAAGACCGTGACGACGCCATAAGCAGTAAGCGCTGCGGTCGATGCGAACTGCAGGCTGGTGTTACCAGCGATACCGAGATTGCTATTGATCTGGAGCGGGCCTGACATCGTGTCGCCAGTCACATTGACATACAACCCATCGGCGGTAGCCTGCGTGAGTGCGGGTGGGATCGCGGCGATAGCACTGTCAACGTACTGCTTGTGAGCTGCTTCTGTCGCTGCCGCCGGATTCGCGGCGGGCAGATACAACGCGCCCGTCATCGTGTCGCCGGTGATATTGACGTAGAGCGCGTCAGCCTGAGCCTGCGTGAGACCTGCGGGAGGGATCGCCGCAATAGCCTGATCAACGTACTGCTTGTGGGCAGCGTGCATCGGGTCGGTGACCGCTGCGGGCAGGAAGAGATTGCCAGTCATCGTGTCGCCGGACTTAATAACATAGCGAAGGTCGAGGTCGGCCCCACCCGGCAGATTACCCAGCGCGCTATCGACGTACATCTTGGTCGCAGCGTGCATCACGTCGGATGGATTGGCATGGAGCGTGAGGAAGCCGCTCAGCTGGCCTCCTGTCAGGGGGAGATAATCCCCAAGCGTCGCATCGACGTACTGCTTGGTTGCGGCGTGCATCGGGTAGGCCGGATCAGCCGACAGGTTCAGGTACCCAAGCATAGTGTCACCGGCACGCTGGACATAGGTCCCGAAGGCAGGGACGCTGTCAGTGACGAACTGCTTGGTTGCGGCGTGGAACGGATCAAGAGGATGCGCATTCAGCGTCAGGAAACCGGTCATCACGTCGCCGGTCTTAAGCACGTACTTGTCATAACCGTCGTTGAGCCAGCCGTAGCCGTTCCAGACGTAGACCGCCCCACTCACGGGGTCGGTGTACCTCTGGCCAACAAGCGGGCCTGCGGGGAAGTCGTACATGCTATCTGGCTCTCGTCGGAGTCACGATATTGGGTAGCTGCGCTTCCAGCGCTTCAATCCGCGCCATCGCCTCCTGCAACGCCTTGGTAACAGCGGCGAGCAGGGTGAACGGATTCGGCGACTGGATTGCAATCGGATCATCCTTGACACCGGTCGCTGCGCTGGGAAGAAGGGTCGCCTGAAGCTCGTGGGCAACGAAGCCCCAGCGCTCAATGCTGTCGGCCGCGAACATCGGCGTGGTGAGTGCATCGCGATCTTCCTGTCGCCCCTCGATACCAAGCGTGTTGCGCTCTACTGCCTCGCGCTGCTTGCGATCAATTTCAATCTGAGGCGTGTACTCCGCCTGCGTGTAGCTGATTGGCCGGAGTGCCTTGACCTGATCCCACGTCGAAGAGAGGTTTACAATATCCTTCTTGACGCGATAGTCAGAGTTATACGCGAAATTGCCAAGATGGGCATCACCGACATAGCACCCCATCTGCCCAGTCCAGTGGAGATTAAACGTGTCGGGACCCGCGAGCGCCGAGACACCCGGCTTGCAGGCGTGACCGTAATAGGGGTTGAGCCAACCGCGATAATCAAACACGACGATGCCGGCAGCACCATTCATGCGAAACACAGCCTGACCGTCCGCACGGTTACTAGCGTACTCGCCATTATTCAAAGTGAACTGGCTCGCCGTCACCGTGCCGCTAGCATTGAGGTTGGCACAATTTACCTGTGTCAGGTTACAGGTCGCGAGGTTGGTCCACGTACCGCCGCTGTAGATGTCGCTACACGTGACCCCCTGAAGCGATGAGGGTCCCATTACTGTCAGTGTGCCATCCGAATTGCGGAGCTGAAGACGCGCTCCCAGATAGGTACCAGCTGCATCGTACTGGTGAACTTGGAAGTCGCCATCTGTTGGATTAGAGCGAACCAGATTGCGTTGAACTCCGGCATTGACAAGATTGATGTCGGAATAGGAGGCATTCGAAATGGTGAGAACGAGAGTGCTCAGACCCCCGCTCATCGTGTCGCCCGCAATGTTCACGTAGAGGCCATCAGCCGTGACCTGATCCAGGCCAACCGGTTTGGCATCGACGTACTGCTTCGTCGCAGCCTGCAATGGCGCTGTTGGGTCTTTGGAAAGATAGACGGCATTGTCAGTAGAATTAAGTACCAAAGCCGGGAGCGGTGATCCGGCAAGCCCGACGCGGAACCACATATTACCGCTGACATCTGCGCCGACACCGGCCCAGTTCTCCCCACCGCCATACAACAGGAAGTTGGCATCGACCGTGGTGACCGGACCCCAAGCCTGCGCCCCGCCGTTGTTGCCAATCTGGTGGCCCTTTGGAGTAGTGACAGCCGTCAGTAGTCCATGGGCAAAGAGAGTACCGCTGACAACCAATGTAGAACTAACCGAGACCATGCCACTGGAACGTTGAATACTTAGCGGGGTCCCGATAAGAGCCGTACCTGCATCGTCAAGTGAGTTGATGCTGAAATCGCTCCCTGAGTTGGCGCCACCTTCCGCCGAGCCATTGCCAAGATACATCTCCCAGCGGGTCTTGCCGCCTACCTGACCGCCAAGGACGTTGACGGTCCCCGGAGGCGTGTCCAGCGTGAGGCGCGAATGCGTTGGAGTGCTGATTAGCAAACTACCACTCATCGTGTCGCCGGTCAGATTGACGTAGAGCGCGTCAGCTGTCGCCTGGTCAAGTCCTCCGGTACCCGCGTTGGCATCGACATACTGCTTGGTTGCGATGCCGAGCGGCGCGACCGGATCGCCAGCCACGGTGCCAAGACGCGTGGTTCGAGGAAAATTCAGAATCTGACCGCCGTAGCTGCCGTCATTATTGTAGCAGTGAATGATGAAGCTGGAGCCATCAGCGACGCCGCCCTCGGGGTCGGTGCTGCCCAGCTCAATATTCCACCGCTGTGCCAGATTGGAACCCAGGCCGACGATATGTGCGGCCTCTGCCAGCCCGGTTTTTTGAAGCTGAATTAAGGGCGAGGCCTTCGCAATCACCAAATTACCGCTCATCGTGTCGCCAGACACGTTGACAAAGTTGGCGTCACTCTCGGCCTTAGTGTAGGCATCGACCGGCGGCGGCGCGGCCCCTGCGGCCTTCTGGGTCCAGCCATAACCGTTCCAGACGAACGTCACACCACTGACATCAACGAACTCTTCGCCGACAGTCGCGGGGGTGGGGAAGTTGATTGCCATCAGTTCTTCCTCTGCGGTGTAACGATGGGGCCTGAGGTATTCGTCTCAAGCTCGCGCACCCGCTCGCGCAGGCGCTTTAGCTCCTGGAGGATGACTGGCACGTACTTGGAGTAGTCCACGCCCCACCATTCGAACTTCTGATCGGTCAGAGTGTGGGTGACGGCCTGCGGATAGACCGCATGGGCTTCCTGCGCCACCACGCCATAGGCACGTTCACCGGTCGACTTCCAGGCGAAGTCATAGACCTTGGTGTCGTCAATAATGTTACCGGCGTCGAAGGATTTCAAGTCTTCCTTCATCTCGGCGGCGGAAGCCACGTTGAAGGCAACAGCTGTCGCCGTCTGAGAAATACCGCCAACAATACTCTTCGCGACATTCTGGCACCACATCGACGTAGCGTCATCAACTGCCGGCGCCGAGAGCAGCCCCTGTTGCGTTCCGCCGCCAAGGAAGTTCATGCGAATGGCCGGATACCAATCCGAGCCCGGCCCCACCGAAATCGTAGTCCCAGCAGTTCTCAGGAACAGGTTGGCGTACACGCCGACATCGCCATCGTTGCGGGCGATATCTAGCGCTATTTTTCCTACCGCTGCGTCATCATAACGCGCGAGAGAGAAATCGGACCCGGAGTTGCTGCCAGTCTCCGTACCGCTACCAATGGCCATTTCCCAACGAGGCGCACCATTCTTTCTTGCAACGATGAAATTTCCAATTCCACCCAGATCGTTCAGGTAAAGTGCAGCTGTCGGCATTTCGATCCTGACATCGGCGCTAAACCGGCCGCCACCCGCCACACTCAAGAAGCTATTGTTGGTGTCGTACCAGAACGCCCCAGTCACCCCGGCGTCCTTGAACATGCCGGGATAGCCGCTGACAGAGCCCATGTAAGAAACGTACATACCCCCGACGGCAATACACCCGTTGGCGCCGACCTGATCGTTGGTGAAGCTGGCGACGACGCCTGCCGTGGTATTCTTGACGTCGAACGTGCCAGAAGAATTGAACGACGCAGCACCGCTGGCGCGGTTAATATTCAGCACCTGGCCGATGTAGTTGCCGTCGTTCTTATAGCGGTGGATTACCAAATTCGAACCAAGTGTGCCGTCAACTACACCATCTTCCAGGTCGTTATTCCCCAGCTCGATATTCCAGCGCAGGCCGTTATTCGCACCGCATCCGAAAATAGACGCCGCTTGCCCAGAGGCAGCCTTGGTGAGTCGTATAATGGGGTCTGGTTTTATGATTTGCAAGTCACCAGACAGCGTCATCATTTTGTTGGCGCGACTGATGGTCAACGGAGGCGCACCACCAATCGCTACTCCTGCGTCGTCAAAGTTAATGATGGTAAAACCATCGCCAATCGGCTCATCGCGCAGCAGCCAGCGATATAACCCGTCCTTCTTAAAGCCAAAATCACCCGCCGGGCCACCTGCGATATTATTGACGATCACTTCAGGGTATGACTTCTGGACCGTCAGATTACCGCTCAGCGTTGTATTGCCGGTGGCGCGGTCGATAATTAACGCAGCCCCAAGGCCAACACCTGCGTCATCATATCTGGTAATACTCAAAATCAAAGGTGTGCTGTCTATCCCAAACTTTGGGGCACCCACGTTCCAAAATGTGAGAGTAGATGTTGCATCAGCCGTCTTAATATTGATTGCACCCAATCCAGTAGGCGGATCGATTTGGAGATAGTTCTGAATTATGAGTTGTCCCGTCATCGTGTCGCCGGGGACGTTGACGAAGTTCGCATCGCTCTCGGTCTTGGTATAGGCATCGACCGGGGCCGGGGGCGCAGCGGTACCGCCCTGAGTCCAGCCGTAGCCGTTCCAGGTAAAGACGACGCCGCTTGAATCGGTGAACGTCTCACCGACCGTCGCGGGGGTGGGGAAGTTGATTGCCATGACGGTTACTTCCTTCTCGGGGCGGCGCTCGGCATCTTGGTATGAGCCTTGAGGGCTACGATGTCAGCGGCCTGCTCAGCGACGCGGGTGCGCAGGGCCTTCAGCTCCTGTAGCAGGACGGGAACGTACTTGCTGTAATCCACGCCCCACCATTCTGTCTTGTCCTCGTTAAGCTGGTGCGTAACGGCCTGCGGGTAGACCTCGTTCGCTTCCTGCGCGATCACGCCATAAGCGCGCTCATCCGTCGCGCGCCACTTGAAGTCGTAGACCTTGGTATTATCCACGATGTTACCGGCGTCGAACGACTTGAGGTCTTCCTTCAGTTCGGCCGCCGACCCAGTATTGAACTGGACCGCCGTTGGTGTCAAGTAGATGTTACCAATGACCGCCCCAGTCGCATTGGCGAACAATTGCGCATTGGTGTCGTCAACTACCGGCCGCATCGACATACCATGAGACCCGGCCCCAGACCACCCGATATTCATCACCCCCAAGAGTGTGGCATAGGAAACATTCGCCTCTGGTTTTACAAACAACCTACCAGCGAGCGTGATGTCACTTCTTCCACGATGAATGCTAATCGGGGTACCAATGAACGTCCCAGCGTCACTCCAGCTGGAAATAGAAAATTGTGACCCTTCATCACCCCCGTTCTCCGCCGTGCCGTCGCCGAGCGCCAGGGTCCAGCGATTGATACCGTTGACTTGACCAAGAACCTGCGGACTGAAATTGGGGTCTGAATTTATGACAACCTGCGGATAATCTCCAGGATTTGTGACAGTCAGTAACCCAGTCAGCGTGCCGCCTGTCAGTGGCAGGAAGTCGCCGCCACCACCGCCGATGGGGACGCCGAGGACAGTCGGGGTTTGCGAGAAGTCAACGACCCCTGTGGTACGGTCGATACTAAAAGATAGGTCGAGCCAGTTGCCTGAAGTATCGTAGCGATTGATGGAGAAGTCATCGTAACCGCTGAGCAGCCATCGCATCGATGACCCTAATTTGAAAAATATTCCGCAATCAGTATCTCCGTCTAGGTTCAGGTACGCATTGGAAGCATTGATCCGAAGTTCTCCGGACATCGTGTCTCCGGCTACATTGACGTAGAGGCCATCGGCCGTAGCTTGATCAAGACCACCACCGCCCATTGCGACCGAGCCTGCCGCCTGCACCCACTGGCCAGTGTCGGCGTCCAGATACCAAATCCAGAGGATAGCTGTGTCGCTCTCCCACCACAGCGTACCAGGCGTGGGGGAAGCGGGGGCGACATCAGCAATGATAACGCCCCCCGCATTGAGCAGCTTCATTCCAGACGGATCAAGCGTCGTCGGCACACCAACCCACAAACGGGTTGGTGACGCCATTTCAACAGCAAGCTCGCCGGGAACCAGGCCGGTCGGCGGCTTGTCAGGGGTGGACGTGCGCTTGATCTGGACTTTCGCGACCATATTGGTCTCCTGCTAACCCTATTGTTTCAGGGTGACGTTGAACTCAGACGTACTCGCCGCCATCGACCACGAGCAGGGTCAGCGGCGTAGCAACAAGGCCGTTGCCGCCAAACACGACGGCCTCGGCTGTGATCCCGGTGAAGGTGATCGGGGTCGCCGCCGCACCATCACCGGTCAGCTCCGGGCCGGTAACCACCGGCAGCGTCGCACCCGGGATCGCGGCAATGGCTGTGTCAACATAGCCCTTGGTCGCGGCCTGCAGCGGCGGGTCAGCCAGTACCGGCGCAGCATGCAGGATCAGAGCACCGGTCATAGTTGAGCCGGCAATCTTGACATCGAGCAGCTGCTCAGCGGTCAGAGCCGCTGTGGTCGCCAGCGATGCAATCGGAGTAAGGCCATCCTTTATTAGCTTGCCGGTGACACCGTCATAGACCGCGATGTTGTTGGCTATCGCAGCCGCCGGACCCTTAACGTCACCAGCCGTCGCCGCATCAGCCTTCAGCGCAATCGCCGCGTTGATCGCCGCGATGGTGGTGCCACCATCCTTGATCAGCTTGCCGGTGGCAAGATTGAAGACAGCGATATTATCGGCCACAGACGCGGCCGGGCCAACCACATCGCCCTTAGCGGCAATCGCTGCATCGAGCTGAGCAATGGTACGTCCACCATCCGCTGCCACCCCACCGGTGAGATCGGCGAAGGTCGCAATATTGCCAATGGCTGCAGCCGCCGCAGGCTTGGTAATCTTGTTGGCAATCGCCGTGGTGTTGGCAGCAATCGCCGCATCCTGCGCGCCGTCGGTGACCGCCTGCGCGGTTTCCTGCGCGGTATTCTCTGTGTCGACGTAGGTGACCGTGGCAAGGCTGGCTGCTGCGATACCACCATCAACCAGCTTGCCGGTCGTAGCCGCAAAGGTTGGAATGTTGCCAACAACTGAAACCGCAGGACCAACCACGAAGGTCGCATCTGTCGCCTGCATCGTCTCCAGCACGGCCTGCACATTGGAGCCGCCGGTAACCGGCGCGACCACCCCGATTTCGGATGCCATGTCGGTTTCGATACCGCCGAACGACAGATGGGTCCACGCCGTACCGTTGGAAATAACCCAATCGCCAATGTTGTAAGCACCAGGCGGAACGTTGGCCGGAACGGTCGAGCCTGCGGTATCGGCGATAACGTAGTGGCCGTTGTTGGCGGGCGCAGCAGCCGGAAGACCGGGGCCGGGATGACCTGACGCTACGGTGAAGGTGAGTGAACCTGCGGCCGCATCAAGTGAGCCGACGAACTGCTGGGTTGCCGACACCATTGGCGCATAGGCCAGTGTACCATCGGCGTTTGAGATCGACAAAAACTCGCCAACATTCCCACCCGGTATTTTCAGTTGCGGCAGCGGGAAGGTCTTGGCGCCACCAGCGACGGTCTGCGCAGGCGATGCTGCGTGAACCTCCAGCTGCCGCTCTGAGCCTACCAGCCCACGCACGGTGGCAAGATCGCCACCGACATAAAGCTTGTCACCAGTAGAGTTATAGGCCAGCTCACCAGGAGCTAGAGCAGCTGGTACACCCGCGCCCGTAAACTTACGCTTGATCTGAATAACTTGAGTCATCGCTGTCTCCTGTTGTTAGAAGTTACCGCCGTCGGCGGGTGATCCCCACTGCGGAACGCCCGCAGGATTTATTGCCAGTACCTGTCCGACCGTACCCCCAGGTGGCAGCCCAGCGATGCTGCCGACAAAGCCCTTGGTCGCCGCCTGAAACTCACCAGATGCGGCCGTCGGATGTTCCGACAAGGTAAGGATACCGGTCATGATGCCTTCAGCACCACCTTCCTTGGCGACCTTCTGACCGCTATCGTTTTGCAGCTGTGAGATATCGGCACTGAAGCTTCTCAGCACCGCATCAACGGAAGTTTCTCCGTCAATCGGCGGCTCAACCGGAATCGTCTCAGCAGGCGGGTGGTTTACTCCGGCAGGTGGCTCGCTATAGCCCTTAGCCCAAGCCACACCGTTCCACATGTACTGCTTGCCGGTCGCGGTATCGGTCCAGACTTCACCCTGCGCCGGATTGGATGGGAAATCGAAGGCCATTAGAAGTTCCCCGAATCAATAGGCGTACCCCAAGCGGGTACCACAGGTCCTTTTACCAGAGCCTCGCCCGCGTTGCCGCCAGTCAGCGGCAATAACAGCTGATCGATATACTGCTTCGTCGCAGCATGGAGCGGATTGACCGGATTCAGGGTAAGGTGCCCGGTCATGGTGTCACCAGCCCTGAGCACGTACTCAGAGCCACCCGGCAATCCTGGAATTGGGTCCAGGCTCCAGGCATAGCCATTCCAGACATAGGTCTTATCACCAGTCGGGTACGACTGCCCTACGGCCGGGTTAGCTGGAAAGTCGTATGCCATATCAGTAAGTCCCACAATCGACCAGATCGACTTTGTACGGATTGACCGCGTCACCGGAGCCGACGATTGAGACCTGATCCATCACCACAGAGGATGACGCGCCGCCGCCTGACGTCTGGATCCATTGCGTTGAATTACCATCGTTATAGTAGATGTAGAGCGTGCCCGTATCGCTCTCCCACCAAAGATCATTCTCAACTGGGGACGCCGGTGGGCTATCCCCAACGTGGATATTTGACGCGATCTTGCCGCCGCCCGCGTTGGTCTGGACCCATTGCTGAGTATTACCGTCGTCCCACCATATCCAGAGGATACCAGAATCAGTTTCCCACCAGAGCTGGTTCGGGCACGTCGCCTGCGGAGGATTATCTGACGTGATGATCTTACAGACGTTCAACGCGGCCCACGCAGCGAACGCTGTGCAGAGATTGTTGAGCTTGGCACAATCCCACTGGCCATCCGGGTCTAAGCATTCAGCGAATGAGAGTAATTCGCTGACAATAGCATTGATCTGCTTCGCCTCAATCCGCGCATCGCAGTTCGATGGTAGCGCGGTCAACTCGCAGGTTGAAAGGAACGCAGGCGCAGGCGGATATGCGTTGTGGACTTCCGGCGGATTTGTCGGATTGCCCGCTGCGTCGCGGTAGACTACCGCGCCACCAGTCGTAAGTTCAGGGAGAATGCCGGGCATCTCAACAGCACCGAGTTATGTTGTTCGGGCAGTTTTGCGGCAGCATCGATCTCACGATGCACTCGGCGGCTAGGACGCCCGGCCAGATCGTAGCGGGCAACCCAGCAGGCTTGTCACACGTACTCCAGTACGCGGGAACTTTAGGTGGCGGCATATTCGTCTCACATATATCGCCAGAGCCGCACCCCTCCAGCCAATCGCGCGTCTGACATATCTCGAACTGGGGATTGTCGACGCACAACTCATAGCACGGGTTATTATCCGGCGGCGGCTGCGGGAACACCGGCTTCAGAATAGCCCCCAGCGGCTCAATTATCCAGTTCAGTCCGCAAAGGTTCTTGATCACACCCATGTTAGCCCTAGCCAGAGCAACCGCAATTCCACGCTTAAGCGCGCAGTCAAGCTCCGGGGGAAACTCAAAGTCACAGTAGATCGGCCCACACGGTCCCATAATCTCATATGGGGTGATCTCCCCTAAGATCACGCTGCGACAATGCTGCTTGTAGCAATCTTCCCAGTGCATCCGCGCCAGGTAGGCGTCCAGCGTTGTCACTGCCGTATAGGGGTTGCTCTCGCGAAACGCGGGCCAGAGCGCATCATGTACCACGTGGCGTAGTTTTAGCACCGTGTAGATCGAATGCAACACCAGAGACGGGCAGCTCGGATCGTTCAGCAGCGGACAGCGCGCCGGGTCCTCGTGACTCTCGAAGTAGCTGATCGCCGCCGCCTTCCAGTAGTCCCAGAGCGGACCAGAGGGCAGCAAATTCATGAAGGCAACGAAGGTGCAGCAAAGATCGTTGCCGCAGAGCGGGGGCGGGCAACATCCTGTATCCTCCGGCGTTGCCACCAGTTGGCACCCGTCAGCCGTATACCGCTCCAGCGGTATCTGAACATGCGGTGAAGGTGCTAACATGGCGGGTTCAGCGATGCTGGACCGAGGAAGATCACGTCATTCAGGCACGGCAGATAATCACACTCAGGCTCCAGGTCGCCGCAGCCATTCACCCAGACTTCGTTCCGGTTCCAGGTCCCATCGACCGGCTCAAAACGAACCTGCACGTTGATCTCCGGCCCGATCACCGAAGCAATAATCAACTCTAGCTGCTTGACTCGAAGCGGCATCGACGGGCAAATGCGCAAGAATAGCTCCTGTATGTAATTTTCAATCATCTGCTTCTGTGACGTAGTGGGACACCCTTCGATATCGATAACCACGTTGACCATGATGGGCATCGGGCAGAACACTCGCCCACAGACACCAATCTCAACTTCACCCTCTCCGTACCCCTGATGCTTTCCAAACATCCATTCCTGGATATCCTGGATCACGTTCAGGGGCGGGATGCCACAGGGGAACACCCCGTCAAATAGGACGTAGAAATCCATCCCATTGCCGCAATTCTTACACCCACAGTCGCCGCATTCGGCGCTACACTTACAGCAGCTACCCTCTCGTACACAGACGCGGGTGGCACACGGAAACTCTAGAAACTTCGCCTGGATCCAGGCCTGGGTCGCACGGGGCTGATAAGCTAGGCGCTCAATGTAGCGCTTTCTGAATTCCTCGCAGGATTCCTCTCCAGCGCCGCCGCAGAACTGACCGCCACAGATCGCAACTTCATCGTTGATCCCAGGGGCAGGTGTAGTCAGTACCCCTGTCGTCACGCTACCGCTTGCGTTCATCTGGCCGCCCGGAACCAGGGAGCGAATACGAATGATCGCGATGCCATCTGACGAAAGGGTAAGCGGGACAGTACCAACAGAGACGAAGGTGCCAATACTGGTCTGAATTTCGAGCGTCGGCGGAACCGGTGTTCCGGGGGTCCCGGTTAACTTAGCATAACCTTCAGCATGCGACGGCGGGCGCGGGTAGACGCCATGTTGCGCCGCCATCTTGTACAAGTTCTCACAGCACGCCGTTTCCGGGTTGGTCTCACGCCACATCTGATCCGCGATAGCGTAGAACTGCTCAGCTGCCGCGTAATCATTCGTAACAACGTACCACTCGTTCGATTCTGGGATGACTTTGCCACCACCCAGCACCGTGGACGAGAACATATTCCGCAAATGATCGAAGAGCGCCTGCGGGTCCGGTCGCGGGATGGTACAGGTCATGGGTGCTTAATGCCAGACCCAGGTCTCGGTGACGAAGCTGCCTGAGAGGTTGATCGTACTGCGTCCCGTTACAGTGGTCACAGTAACAGTGACCTCAACACTGTTCGATCCGCGATAGGTCGCCTCAACCTCGACAGATTCGGCTATACCGAGAGCTATCAGTTTACCCATGTCCGCCCGAACGGCGGCGCCAATCGCCTTCACGGCATCCGCCGTCCTGATGTAGGACTTCTCAGCCGCGTTCCATAGTGTCGAACCGATGTACAGCCCATCCTCCCGGTACGACTCAGACCAGTGACCATACACCGCTGCCGGAGTTGGGCAGCGCTTATCCGTACGCGCCCGGGTATTCAGAATATTGAGAATCAGGCCGTGCAGCCAGCCCTCATTCTTGATCGTGCGATAGCCACCACTAATATGCCCTGGCAGACTATTATCGGGGTACGGGCCTTCCTTGTCCTCATACTCCAGCCCGGGAATCTGACATTCAACGCCGCACATGACGTAGCCGCCGCAAGCATGCGGCCGGGTCGACCAGAAGATGCGGCGTCGCCCGACGTTCTGGGCAAGGCAGTCATCAACTTCGGCCATCAGATAATACCGACGAATTCAGTCTGAGCAGCTGGCGTACCGCCACCGCCGCCGCCAGATGATTTCTTTTCCTCCTGCTTGTTGCCTTCGAAGCCGGGCGGGTCTTCCTTGCCGCTAACCACGCTGGGCGTCTTGACCTGCTTATTAACGACCAGCTCACCTTCAATGATCACCTTCTTGGCACGGATGTAGACAGCATCCTCCTTGACCTCAAACTCACCCTTCTCGCCCACAGCGAACTTGTTCTTGGTGACGTGCGTGAGCTTGTCGGAAAAATGCATGGAGACTTCCGGATCAGTCGGATGCTGGATACCACCCTCGCCCTCCGGCCAGCGCCGCTGCTTGTCCTTCGGGATGGTCAATACAGCCTGCTTCAGCTGCGTATCGGATGACGACGCCAGCAGGAACACCTCGCTATCGGTGTCCTTCTTCAGCTTGAAGCCCACGCCGCCGATGTTGAGCACAGCCGCTTCCTCATCCTCGGTATCCGTGCCCTTCACCTTGATGATCGCGCCCGCCTCTTCGTACTTCAGCTCGCTGTAAACATGGCGCTCTGTGCCATCCTGAATATCACTGGACCGTGGACGGTAACCCAGGTAGCTGTTACTCATCTTTATCTCCAAACCAATAGGGAAGCGTTAATGGGGGCGGCTGCTCTTCCTCTTCTTCATCCTTCTTCGGCTCCGTCGCCGCCTTGGCGGCTTCTTCGACCAGACTTATTACAGGAAGCTCAGATAGCATCGGCGGCCCCCAGGGATCAGGATAAGCCTCCGCAGACATTGTGACTCCGGCCTGGCTCCGTCGTGCGGACCCTATCCCCATCATACTGGTCAGGCTGGATAGCCCGAAGCCGCCTCCGCCCCCTCCTTCACCGCCCGCGCCCCCAGAGGGCGGCGGCGATAAGGTCAGGGTTGTCTTCAACTCTTTCTCAGCATTGACGTGATAAGTTAACTCTGTGCACTCGAACATGTCAAAAATCCCCTCAGGGGGGACTTCGACGTAGTGGGTATTTCCAATATCCCACGGCTGGCCTGATGGTGTCTGCACGTGGAACACTTCAATCGTGATCTTCTTGCTCTTGCTGTTACGCTTATTCATCTCAAACCGGCCGCGACGCTCTAGGGCCTTGTCGGTCGCGTCGCCGTACATCTGCACAGTGAGCTCGTTCTTGCTCTTGACCGAACTGTTCTTCTGAGTCTTGAAAGTCTTCTCCAGGGCTTTCTTACCCCACTTGTCCTTCTTTGTGCGCTGACCCTTAACCTTGATCTTGGACTTCGCCTCATCTTCCGACTGTTCCGCCGAGAAGGTCAGGATATTCTGTCCAAGGATTAGCGCGTCACCTGAACCTGATTCACTACCCACTCCATCCGTCACGCGCAGCTTACCATCGCGCGTCTCATACATGAAGTAGCAATTCTCCAGACCAACCCGATGAAGCTCGTCCACTACACGCGCGCCATCGCGGAAGCGCTGCTTGTCGAGCTTGATTGTCTCAGCCTTCCACTCAACCTGAACTTTCCACGGCTCAACCAGCTTGTCAACCACTTCCTTGGTCGTCGGCTGCATCATGTTCGTGGTCGGATGCTGGTGCGACGAATCAATCAGCCGCTTCGTCTTGCCACGCGCCGAAAGCTTGATTGTGTACTCATTCGGGCCGATACTGACACTGGCTTTAGCCTCGCCTTTAGATTCGCTGCTTTCCTTCGCCGTGCCTTCTTTGCCCTTCTTAGACCCAGTTCCTTTTCGAGCATCCACGGTTCCAGTAAAGGCCAGCTGGCCAGCAATGTAACAGAGTATTTCGGCCCCTGCCTTCGCCGCCTGCACCATCGGTATCGACGGCACCGCTCCAGCAAAGATCGTAACGCTGAGACTGCCCGTGAGATCATCCTTCTTCCTCTCCAGGGTCATCTCAGTCCAGGTGGTCAGTTCAGAACCACCAATAGTTATGACAACCGGCTTCATACAGGCGAGACGCCGGTAACGATAGGTCCAAACCGGCCATTCGCGTCAACGATGTTGCGTTCTTCCAGCTCACGGTGCCGCTTGGCGTCCCGGTAGATCGTGTAGGACGCAACCAGAGGATGCACCCCGCCAGAGAAATTCACCCGCACCACCCCAGGCAGGCGGTAGGCAAGATCATTCATCATCTTGCCAAACTGGACCGCGTACTTCTTGATTTCCAGGAACAACGCATTGTCACATTCCGCGTAGGCGGCTCGGGCTTCGTCGTCCAGCACCGCCAGCACTATGTCCATAGCGGTCAGCGCCTCATCAATCGTCACATACCTTCGACCCATCGCAGCCTCTGCCATACCGATGGCGGCTAAGATGCGGTGACGGCTGAGGGCGGCTTCCTCGCTTTCCGCCGCAGGCCCCTCTGGTAGCTTCGATGAGGATGCTGCGACGTTCGACAACTTGCGGAAACGGGTAAACTTGGAGTTCGGGTCCTGATCATGATAAGAGATCAAGCGGAACCCATCCACCATCGCCGTATCCACGTTGATGGCCGAAGCGGCAAGGCCGTCATCCTGCGCTACTTCATTCATCCGGCTAATCTTACGCCATTCGCTCGCCGGAGCATCAGCAGCAACCACATGGGTCGCGACCGTCGCTGTCGCCTTGACTAGCGTCTGTGCCGTGTCGATAACATCCTTAACCCACGGCTGCGGTACCAGAGGCGGAGTATAGTCCCTCAGAAAGGACGCCTGCGACGCCGCGAAGAGGCCGGTAGAGATGATTCCGAAGATCGAGCCTGCGAGACCGCCAAATCCGATGTTTGCTTCAACGAACTCCAGCTCAACAGACGTTTGGCCCGCTTCACTCTCCAGGCTGTCCTTAACCTTGACCGAACGACAAGCAGCCATGTGTGTGCCGCGCGTCGGGTGAACAAGAAGCCCCGGGCCAGGAGACTGGCAGGCTTCAAAGAGGGCCTGGCTGTCCCAGACATGATCGTCTTCTCTGAAGTAGGCCGTGAGGTGAAAAACACGAATTTTCCGGCCAAGGTCAGCATACGCCGTATCCTCCCCAAATGGAAACTCACCCTCAGCGCCGCGACGCCCGCCTTCGACATCGGCCTCAGTGCAATAGAACATAACCCCCTTGAACGATGCGGGGACAACATCCTTGTCAATTGCGCAGACTGATCTAGACATTATTCACTCTGCGTCCCGGTGTTGGTCGGCTTAGCCCCAGCTGCGCCGGGGATAGCACCAATACCAATCTGTATTCCGGCGACCCCTGCCCTGAAGGCAGCCGCCATCGTCGCACCCCAACCTGCAGCCCCGCCGCCAAAACTAGTCGCCGCATTAGTTCCAGCCGTGGTCCCGGCCTCTGCAAGTTTCTGCGGGCCGCTATCGAAGACTGAGCTGAATGTAGTGGCTGACGTTTCGATCTTCGCCGCCGCCGTCATCATCGTATCCGAGGGAGCGGCAACAACGGGGGTAGGGGCTGCAGCTGTTGCAGATACGTCGGGCGGCAACATACTGGGCTTCATCGCCCCTACTTGACGAAAAGCATCATCCAGTCGAGACTGTGGCGTCTGGTCTTGCAACTGCTTAAATACATCATCCATTCTGGACAACGGGGCTTTGAGTTCTGGCAGCCATGCCGGCTGCTGCTTGATGTCTGGCAGCCAGGATGGCGCTGGCATCGGCTCATCCGGCCAATTCAATGCTGGCTGCTCGCCCTGCGGCACCTTGATCTCACGCAGTGACCGCAACTCATCTGGAAGACCGGGTATCCACTTCACAGGGCGACGGAACTGAGAGGTAGGCTCCACTTGCACTACCGGCGGCTTCTCCCCGCGTGCAATAGCCTCGCGACGCGCAATCGTCGCGGTCAACGCTTCTTCCTTAGCGTTCAACTCTGATAGCTTAGAATAAAGCGCGTCCTTGGCCGACTGATCCTTGGCAGCAGTCATCGCCTCTTGCATAAGCGATACTTCCTGCTTCGTATTGACAAGGTCCTGGCGCGCCTGTCGCAGCTTCCCTGGGCTCTGATCCTCTTCAGACGTATTGATCGCGTCAACGACCATAATCGTTCCACCAACGGCGGCGCCCGCCAATAGGGCGCCCTTCGCCATACGCCCGACCCTCGAACGCCAGCCCCCCTTCTTGCCTCCGCCCGCATCAGGCAGACCGTCAGGCGTTAAGATACCCTTACCAGCTGCGGCAAGCTGAACTTTCGCAGCACCGGATAAGTCAGCAGCTGCCCCTTGCAAGGCGAGAGCCGCAAGTGATAACGGCCGCGTTGCCGGATCAGCAGCGCCGGATAAAGCTGCTGCTGTGCCCAGCGGTCCAGCTGCAGACTGGATTAACGCCATAGCTGGACTAGCCGCTGCTTTTATCATTGGCGCCAATGCAGCGGCGGTGAGCGTTCCTGCCGCCAGCTTAGCTGCTGCTGCAGGGTCGCCTTGCGCAGCGGCAGCTGTAGTCTCAGCTACTTTGCGTAGACCTTCACTCAGGTAACCCATCGCAGGCGTCAGTATCGGGGCAGCCGCAACAATGGCTTGCCCAAAAACACCCTGTAGCTGGTTCTGTAATCCGGCGGTCACACCCAGGACAGAGTCAGACGTAGCCGCGCGTTGACTTTCCATCGTCGCGGTACGCGAACGCCAGTCCTTTAGGAATTGTTGGTTCTCCTGACTACGCAGCACCATCGACGTTGCCATGTCGGCGGCGGTGCGGTCGGAGAACAGCTTTGAAATCTGGGTCGCGACATAGGCTGGGTCAGTTACCTTAGCCGCCGCCTCTTCTGGCTTGGCGCCCTTCTTAATCAGATCAGACTTCAATGCCGGAATGAGCTTGGTATCGACCCACTGCTGGGGATTTTCACGTAGCAGCTTGGCATTGGCTTCTGAAAGGTCCCCAGCGATAGTTTTGACCTTTTGCTTACCCACCTTACCTGTAACCACATCTTTAGTACCAATCAAACCTAGCCGCGCCTGTTCCGCCAGCGCTGTCTTTTTTGCCGTACCACCTACGGTCTTTATCATCTGGTTAATGCCGACAGCGGCACTCGTACCCATTTCCTCAAACGAAGACATGGCCAGCGCCGTCGCTTCGTCGGATAACCCAAAACGACCCGCACGCAGATACTTCTGCAGCTGTAAATAATTAGACCCGGTCATCTCCTTACCGATGGCCGGGATGAGCGAATGGATTAAATCGTACTGCTTCGCGGCAGCAGCAGGGTCAAGCACGCCGGTAGTCTTGTTGTAAATCTTGCCCTGAATTTCAAGCGCCTTGCCGTATTTGATTGACTCTTCGCTGGCCTGGCTCTGCGCGACGCCCATTTTAACCATAGAGCCAGCAAGTTCAAGGTTACGGTCGGCCATAAACTTGGCCTGGGCCGCGCGGGTCTTAAAGTCAGCTTCATCGGTGGCCGCGCCCGCCTTAACCACGCCCAGCATTTCCGAGACCTGCTGGGTAATCTGCCCGCGTCCCCACATGGAGCCGCCAGGGCGCGCGGCCTGCTCTGCGCCGAGTTCGGTGATCTGCGATTCGACCAGCTTGCGCCGGTCCTTGGACAACTCTTTCAGGTCAAGACCAGTCTTGCCAATATCGGCCTGCGTGGTGCCTTCCTTAACCGCCTGGGCCGTGCCGCTGATAATGGCGCTGCGAATATGTTGACTGATGTCACTCGCAATACCACGAGCGAAACTTGAAGATTGTGCTGGGGCTGAGGGCTGAGCGGGGGGACGCGTGGGACGCGGGGCAGGATAACCCCACGGCTGTGCTGCTGGTGCGCGGACATTAGGGACACGCACACCCCGGGGTGGGGCAGGAAGGGCGGCCTGACGCGCGGCCTGGCTCTGAATTATAGCCGCCTGACGCGCCTGCTGACGCTGAGCCGTCGCCTGCTGACGCGCCTGCTGACGCTGCGCGGCAGCTTGCGCCCTCTGGGTAAATGTAGCGTTCTCCCTTTCAGCCTTCTGGATTAACTTAACCCGTGCAAGCTGAGCTTTCTTCAGATTAGAGGACGCCAAAGCTGCACCGTAGAGCCGCTGTCGAGATTCGGCCCGTCCTGCCCTGGCCGTAGCCGCTCTCATCCGAACGTTAGCACCACTCAATTTCTTTATATCATTGGCAAGTGCCTGCACTTGCCGACGCGCGGCAGATACACCCGTAACTTTGACATTAACTGTTTTGCTCTTTACCCCCCTCAAAGCACTTTGAAGTTTATTGACGTCCGCAATAGCTTTCCTCAAATTGGGCGTCTTGATATCAATCTTGATGCCCTTAAGCGACCGGGCCGTAGCAAATAGCTTCTTCAGCGCCGCGTTGATCTTATTGATCTGCGCGGTCGATTTGTCTTTGACGATAAGGGTTGCGGTTTCGGTGAAGCTGGGCATCGCTACTTGACTTTTCCTCCCGCTAGGAGAATACGGTTACGTACCTCCTGCCTGTGCACCTTATCGAAATTGCCAATCCGCAGCGTTAACTGCCGAATGGCTAGCGGTCTCAGGTCCCCAGCCGACGCGGAGTAGTAGCGATATTCCTCCGCCCGCTCGATCACTCGTCGGCTGACCCGAGAAAACGCGGCAGGACAACCTGGGAAATGGTCACCCCATCAGCCACCGAGATTGCGCTCAGCGCCCATGACGGCAGTAGCGTCAAGGACGATCCGAGCGGCTTAGCAATCGTCGCGATCAGCTGGGCGGCCTGCTGGATCGAGTTTTCAGCCGCCATGACATCTTCGATATCGCCATAAGTCTTGGCGCTGAACTCCAGCTCCTTGATCGACGGCTTACCCGCCCCGGTTGGAATGGGGGTTCCCAGCTCGAACACGATGGCCTGATTGATGCCGTCGCCTTCGCGGATGATCTTCCCCGGCTTGCCTTCGTCAGTCGCGTCGAACTTCACTGAAATCGCCCGCGCATCCGGAATGGGAAGCTGAAGGATTTCCTGGATGGAAAGCTGAACCTGGTTCGCCCCCATGTAGTAATTGACTTGACGATGCATCCGAAGACGCTTAAGGCGACCTTCGAACGTCTTGGGTGCCGTCATCCCCTGCGCTTCGGAGATGATGTCAGCGAAAGTCTGGAACGACAGGGGACGAATCGAAGCCCCGTCAACGACCCGATCACCCAGAACAAGGTTGATCGGAATCTTGTCAGGTGCCTGTAGCTTGGTAACCGATGCTGCTTCCGCCATTTTGCCCTCTCTCTGAAATTAAAGACGCGAAGGCGGCTGTCAGTCCGCCTCGCCAGTTCCCCGAGCGTCAGTTCGCCCAGTCGCGCCTACGCGGCCACCGCGAATGTCGGTTCGACCGTGTTGGTTGTCGTCTCCAGGGTACCCGCCGGCAGAAGCTCATCGATCTCCTTGAACACGATGGTCATTTCTGCTTCGTGGGTATCCGACTTGGTGTCGCCTGTCCCGGTCCCCTTGGCGGCAGAGTAAACCAGCCCGTTGTAATACTCCACCTGGAGTGTAACGTCTGAACACCCCTGGTACATGGACAAGGGAATTCGCAGGTCGCGAATCACCTTGATCTCGACCTCTGGGTTCGACGGCTGCCGTTTGACGTAGCCGTGCGGCAGCGGATCGTTGTTGTATGGACAGAGCCGCCACGTGGGCAGGTCCTCACTGCTGAGATTGTGACTGATCGGGCCGTAGATCGCGCCGGTGTCGCAGTCGAGGAAGGTCATGAGGATGTTCTTCACGCCTACCTGGTTTTCACAGGTCATTTGACTGTTCCTTTCGCTGAGTTAACTGGAATCACGTCGGTCAGCCCGCGTCGGTGGAACCCGACGCGGGACCGACATACGCAGAAGCACGTGCAGGGATTGCGGGATGCGTTCATGCTTCTGCTTGTACATTCGCGCACCGGAGGAGGGCATCCAGAACGGTGCGCGAAGTCAACGCGCGTACTTCGGGGGGCATTCCACGCGTTAACAGAAAGTCGTCCGCGCGCCGGTCCCTCGGCTGGGGGCCGGTGAAAGATCGACGCGCGGAGTTCAGGCGCCCGAAAGCACCCAAACCTCTAGCAGTTACTCAGCATTGCCGGCTGAGCGTTGATCGTGATCGTCGAGATGCGCACCGGTGGCCGGTAGGTGAAGTCCAGCCACAGCTTGCCAGGAATGCCCTGGCACTTCGGCGCAACCTCGAAGTCTGTTCGCAACACGATGTCCTTGTCGATGTCATCGAACTCGCTGAACAGGACCCCAATCTGACCCTTCGCCCAGGCGCGCACCTGGCCCAGGATCATGCGCGGGTTGGTACCGCGCACGCCAGCCGGGACAGTCGTGTTCTTCGTGAACAGGCCAAGGCCCAGCACCGGGCCAAGCGCGATGGCCATGGAATCCGCCGTCGCCGCCGCCAGCCGCCGCGAGTTGGTGTTCCACCACGTGGCGTTGAGGCGGCCATTCTCGTCGTAACGGTTGTTTGTACTATCGTTAACGATCATCGGCTGGGTAAGGCTACCCGTGCCACCCTGGAGCGGAACGGTAACCACAAAGCCAGTGGCCTGAAGCAGCTGCTGCTCTTCGAAGGTGAAGCACTGCGTGCAGGATTCCGGAATGCGCAGGCAGGCCAGGATGCCGTCGTTCGGCCCCTGCACGCTGAGCTCCGGATGATCGACCGTGGCACAGCAAGAGTGCGCCGCAAACGCCGCGACCTTCAGCCAGCCAATGCTCGGATCGGTGCAGCAATGCGCGATGCGGCAAACCTCTGCAGAGTTCGTATCGGCCGCCAGGATTTCGCCGAACGTACCCTGATTGTAGGTATAGCCGTGACCGAAGCACTGGGGCTTGTCGCACGACCAGGCCGACGCGATGTATTCAATCATCGCATCCTGCCAAACCTCATCGTCATAGAGCATGCCGATGCAACAGTAGCAGCATTCGCCCAGAATGGACTGATAGTCGGGTGCCTGCGCCACGGTCATCGCGCCCGCGCCGACTGTATCCTGGGAGATATAAACCTCGACGTTGGCCGGGAAGTAATTGCGCCTCTCGTGCCAGTTGGGGATGATCGCCACGCAGTTGCCCACGGTGCCGGCATTCTTCGCGATGAGACGCACCACGTTGCCCGTACCGCCTGCCGCGTCGCCGCGCGACACGGTAAACGGAAGACCATCCTCCATCAGAAGGGACTGCTCCACCGCGATGGCGATGTCATCGTCTTTCATTCCCTCCTTGACGCGGGTGCTGGTATTCCAGCGGCCGTCGCCGATGTAAAGGTCGATGCGGCCATCACTGGTCGCATTCTGTTCGAAGCGAATGTCGTAGACCGCCTTGGTGAGGGCGCCGACATCAGCGTCCTTCCACGGCAGCGCGAAAAATTCCATCGCCTGCTGCGGGCAGCACAGGAAGGCCGTCTTGAGACCTTCCGCGATCACGCTGCCCACGCCGAACAGAAGATCAACGTCGCGCAGAGATGGAATCTTGATCAGCTCGCCGCTAACCGCAACACCCGTGTCGAGCATCTGACCTTCGATCAGGATGCGACACTTGGATGGATAGGCGTTGAGTGCGTCGGAGAAACAAATCCGGATTGCGCCGGACCGAAGGCTGTCAATTGACATGGGGTCGCTCCTTTTCGCCGGTTCGGCGGGTTGGGGTGGATTAGCTCGTCGGCTTGGGTGCGCCGGTCCCTGGCGCAGGGACGTTCGGGGCGGCCTGGGTCGGCTGCGCCGGATGTGCGGATGGTGGGCGCTGCTCGGCGGCGGGCTTCCCAGACTGGATGGTCTTGCTCGACTTTCCGCCTGAGCCGCCCTCCACTTCAAGATCACCCCAGTGATCGATGAGGCGCCGGATGTACGGCGTGTCCACGACTGGAACGAACTTGTCCTGCGGAATCACCCGACCCTCGAAGTAGGCTCGCCGGTCAGGCTTGGTCTTGACGTAGATCATCGGCATATCAGAACTCCTCTGCTTCGGGGTCTTGAATTTGGTTGTCACTGGCACGGGTCCGGCTCCTCAGGGATACAACAGCTTGTATCCGGCTTCAGGGTGGTCGTTAAGGTGAACGGCTGACCAATGTTCGTGATCTTGCTCGGACACCAGCGGAACACCGCCACGAAGGTAAACGTCAGAGTAACCGCGAGCGGGTCCGCGCCAAGCTGAAGGCGGCGGTAGCTAATGATCTCGCCGTTTGGGGTCTGCCACTGAGAGATATTCGTCAGCAGCGTGTCCCTGATCTCTTCGTAGGGGTAGTAGCTCCAGAACGGAGTTTCGGCCCCATTCGCCTTCTTGTAGCGTGCCGGTTCCAACCAGAACTCAACGACAAAAGTATCAATGATGTCGAACATTGTAGTCTGACTACGCGACGGCGGCTCAGCAACAGAGTTCGTGAAGGCCGTCATTACCAGTGGTAGGGTTGGGACGTTCTCCTTCGTGATTGTAACTTCGGAGACGGCTAGTGACCGCCCCCCTACCTCTGGGAACCACAGCGCAATCTGCTCAGCCAGCGCTGGTAGGAACCGAACCGCAACTTTGGGTGTGATTGCGTCCACGTCACCGGTCTTTCACAAAGTGATCAGCCACGCTATCAGGATACCATACCCGAGCCGCTGACCCACTAAACGTCTTCGGACAAGCCTCAATCTCGTGATCCCGTTTACCGCAGTACCCACAGCGAAGATGAACTCTCATAGCAGACCCAGTATGGGTCTTCGGGCAAAGACGGTACGTGTGGTGAAGTGATCCGCAATACGTACAGCGCATCAGTTCCACACAATCGCGATAACCACGCAGATTATTGCCAGGGCTAGGAGGTAGTACATGAACCGGGGCACGTTAATCCCTGCTCCACTCGACCCACTTACCCAGCCGCGCGCCGCGCATGCCCTCCTGAAGGGCGTCGTCGCTCATCTTCCTACGGCCGCCCATCCGGCTGGTCCCCTGCCGAAGGAAGATGGAGTAGGGCTGGTTCGTGCCAATCGTCATGGAGTTGGCCGTCACCACGGTACGGATAGACCCCAGCAGCCCGCCGGTACGTCGCATCGGCCATTCACCCGGCGCAGACCCTCTTGCGCTTCCGCCGGGCCATTGGCGACTAGCACCCTTCCTGAACGCCCCCTCACTCGCATCAGCAACGCGCTGCAGCCAGCTACGGATAACATCGGTGCGCTTACGCGCGCGAAAGGAATGCCATGGCTGAAATTCGATTTCAATCACAGCAACACCTTCGACGGCTGTGGCTGTAGGTCGCCCACGGGGGGCTGCGCCTGATCTGAATGTTCCTGAAGATGGACCGGCATGATTAGCCAGCAATCCTCTTCGTAGAAGCCCAGCACCTTATACCAGAGCGGGGCTGTGATACGGCGCTGCTCGTAAATCCAGGCGGCAGTGGTAATGTCCAGATATGTCTTCCGCCTGATATAAATCTTGTGCGTGCGACGGTCAGCTGTCTCCATCGTCGCGTAGCCGTAGGGTGAAATAAATGACATCGACGTGGTATTCGGGCGGATACAGGCCCACAGCGTCGCGATTTCCTTACGCCGCAGTTCCATCTGACCATTCTGCTCCACCACGTCCTTCATGGAACAGACCGCGACGCGGCTATTCAGGTCGGATATCTTGACCGTCTGGCGCTGTGTCATCTTTCCCCAAAAATCGCCCGGCAGCGAGGGCTAGCTCGCTGCCGGTTCGATTTAGTTAGTCTTCCTTCACCTGGTTCTTCGGCACGGCCATTTCTCGGCCATCATCACCCTTGATGATGACCTGCTCTCCCGAACTGGCAACAAAACCCTGGTCGCCGTCCTTGGCGGGCCGTACAATTTTGACCTGCTTGCCTTGATAGGTAGCCATCGTTTCCTCCTAAGTTTGCGAAACCTGATCACATTTCAGGTCTAACTAAACGCTAGAGGTAGGATAAGGTTTCCCACGCTGGACTATGCATTCCCCGCGACTTCGCCGCACATGTCCACGAGCATTTCCTTCCAGGCCCAGTTCTGCCTGAACCCACATTCCGGGCAGACCCACCCGTTTATCTTAGCAACCAGCACGCCGCCTTCAGGGCAGCGGAATGGTGGCTGTCCTGATCCCTGAAAGCGGTTCAACGCCCAGACGTGCTCTGGGGCGAAAGGCGCTTCGAAGAGATGAAGGGCCATCTCAGATTGCCTCCGGGTCATACTGGCGCCACGTCTCAAGCGCTCCTGAAATCAAGGCGATATTGGACATACCGTGAACGCCGCCGCTCGCATTACTGGCGTCCATCTTATTGCGCATCGCCAACAGCTCATCACCCGGGTGTTCAACCACCCAGGCGATATACTGAAGGCACCCCAGCACGATCCCGGCGGGGACATCATTCGCGCAAGAGAAACCAGCCCAGTACAACAACATCATATCGCTGGTGGTACGGGGGTCGCAGCAATTCGTGAAATCGGGGATATGTGAAAGACGCGGAATACGAACCGACTGCTGCCCCGCCGCGACCGGAATCTTAAAGGTCAGCGACCGGCCATACAGGTAGGCGAATCCATCCTGGGCGACCGGGTAGCGTAACTGGTGACGAAGAAACTGCCGCGACCAGTTTTCAGGTATCCGAATCGTTTCTGTCACGGTCTTCTTACCGCTCAGAAGCATCCCGGTGTACATCTCAGCGGCTTCTATTGACGCCTGACGGTACAGCTTCAGCATCTCATCGCTCACCCCGGGGGTGTCATCGGTCTTCGTGTGCTGGCGTACCATCTCGATTGACAGGCGCGCAGTCCAGTCGAACTTCTCAAACTCCCCATTCGGGGGCCGCTCATCCGGAACAGGCTGCGGGCGGACATCAGGCGTGATCATGCAACATCCAGCTTGACGGTTTTCTCCGAAAGGCGTTCCACCGCCTTATTGTAGTTGCGCGCCTCGTCTAAGGTCATGACGCGCGCATACTCGTCACGCAGGAGCACTTCTGCTACCAGCTGTGGTACCGTAGCCATCATCGTCCCGAGAGGCCACTCCGCACGCACCGCTGGAACATGAGGGCCGGGGCAGTAGTCGAACCACTGGACCTTATCGTTCTTCCCAGAGTTATGGAAGAGAACGATACCCCAGTCACCTGCCTTGGTACGCGGCGCAATACCCGGCGGAACGGTCAGAAGAACAGCTTCCATGTCAGCACTGTGCCACTTTGACGTCAAAACAATCTGTACGAGTGTAACACTCGCACGCGCAGTCGATTGCGGCCTGCAACACGGTTAGTCGCCAGACCTCACACGGATCAGCAGCGGGCGAAAGCGCGACCGGGAAGCTGACCGTGAAGTATTTGGGATTGACCGTGGGGTTGCCGACGACCAGGTGGGGCGACGGTTTCATCAACCCTGCGTCGATGCCCACGGCGATCATGACTTCGAAGGTGAACTTGTTGACGCCATCCGAGGCGGAGCAGTAGAAGCGCTCTTCACCGATGAACTGGGGATTCGGCACGTAGGTAAAGAAGCCATCCGCAAGCAGGCTCAGTTTCCCAAATTTCGGCCCGTACAGCGGCAACACCTTGAAGGTAAGGGCTAGGCCCTCCGGGTCAGCGACCTTTGTCTTAAGGTCTGCCGTAAGGGTGACATTGGTACCGGTGTCGAAGCGTGCCATGCCATCCTGCGCGATGATGTGCGGCGGCATGTTGGTTCCGGCAAGTACCGGACAGGTTTCCATCTGTTCGATCTGGAACTGCGGCACACAGTGAAGCTGGCCAATCGGTACGCCCCATGGCGCGTAGTTGACCAGAACCTTGGTCACTGTGCCCGGCTTCAGATGGAGCGGTTCACAGCAACACTTGATACACGCGGTATCCTGCTGCGTGTCGTCAATGGTGATCGCTAACATGGTGAACCCATCTCCGTTAAAGGGACCCCTGAGGGCAGAGGACCTACCCTCAGGGGGAAGATCACCGTGCTACTAACAAGCGAAGCACGGGGGAACAGCCATCGCGATTGCGGCATTGGGGCCGCAACCCGGACGGCACTGAGGCCTCATCCCACCATACATCATGACGTATCACCTCCTTCTTTGAGCTCAGTTTTCTCCGTGGAGAGGGCATACTTGTCCCTCTCTTCCGAAGTCATCAAACGGGCGTACCCGTTCCTAACCAGCGTGTCCGCCGTCGCCTGTGGCAGTACGATATGCATCGTGTCCAGTTCCCACTCAACCCGCGTAATCGGGGAGAAGAACCCAGGACGAAAATCAAACCACTGGCTATCGGGACCCTTCCCCGATACCAGGTTCATCACCACATAGGCGTCGTCAGTCACGTAGATACAAGCCCCTGAACCTTGTCGAAATACCCACGCAGATAGCGTAAGACGCGATGGGTCCAGGGTAGATCAGGTGAGACCTGGTACTTCCAGCGTACAGCTACGCGGGTGTCCCGGTCTCCGTCAACCTCCTGGTAGATACGCACCCAGCCGTCGATATCACTCTTGAACGATATCTTGCCTTCCCGGCGGGCTTCAGTCAGCCGCATATAAAGCGGCGAACTCATTGTCGGTGCCGAAAACTCTGCCATATCCGCCAGACCTGGAATGTATGGAGAATACTCAGGTTCGCCGCCTTCACGCGCAAACACGTAAAGACGCCCCAGAACTGAAGGGTCGGGTAGACGGGCCAGGAGAACAACTGCGTCTCCTGGCCCCACTCTCAAGCGTCGTCCTGCCGGTACCCGCATCGCTTACTTCGGGCCGTGCAGTCCGATGACAATCTCCACGTTCGCCGTGTCACCGGATACCGGCAACACCTGAATGAACGCATCCGGCTTACACGGCATGAAGATCGAACAGCGCGCCCCAGCCGGGGTACCGGCCGGAATGGCGAAGGTCGACTGCGGTGCCGGCACGGCCGGAACGGAGCAGATCGGAACTTCAGGGACGTCAACAAACGTCCCCGGCAGACACGGGTCAGCATCCGAAGGCGGAGCCGCCTGGACGTTGAACACCGCGTCTGTAGCGATGGCAGTGATGACGTTCGCGGTGAACGAGAAACCAACATAGCCGCGAATGTCGACCGGCGCGGAGGCAACAGCAGCGGCAGCGAATGCCGTCTGTGCCTGATTCTGCAGTCCGTAGTTAACCAGCATGACGAAGTTTCCTCTTGTTGTGATAGGGGGTACCGGTTCCTATCAGGGGCCGACGCTGAGGATGTGGGCGGCCGGGCAGCAGCCAACGAAGCCGCCGTCCTCAGCACCGAACTGGTACTTGACGCACCAGGCCGAGCTCTGGCCCTCCCACTGCTCGATCCAGAGCGGGCGCTTCGACACGGCGTAGTACGCCTGCTTCCACGCGCCAGCGGCGGCAATGAAGTCGCCGGTGGTGAACGGGGCCGCTGTCGTACCCTTGGTCAGGCCGGCAGTCGGATCGGGCAGACAGTTCGAAATGCGCAGGGACTCGCGCACATCGTTCGGATTGTAGGTCATCAGGCCGTCGCCGAAGATGAAGCGGCCGACCGAATCCAGCTGCGATGCCAGATAGGCGAACGTGTTCTGGTGCATCACGGCCGTCACCGCGCCGTACTCCACCGGGACGGAAGTAAAGAACATCCGCCAGTCCTGGTGCGAGAAGAGCGTGGTCGAACTCTTCAGCTTCGGGAAGCAGTTGGCCGTCACCCAGCCCTGCGGCTCGTTGACGCCATCGCCGTTGATCAGCGCACGGTTGCGGTTGATGCGGTGCGAGCGCGCCGCCGCGCGGTACATGAAGTCCAGAAGGTCATAGTTGGCTTCCTGGAGCGTGCGCCGGTGAAGGCAGAACACACCACGGAAATCCGACACCGCGCCGTTCTTGAACTGCACGTTGCCTTCCGGCCCGTATTCCGCATCGCACTTGGCGTCGCAGTCGTACTTGCCGATGGCACCATAGTCCATGACCTGCGGGTACATGAACGTTGACTTGCCCACCGTGGCCTGGCCATACAGGTCAAGCATCTCGGCGCATTCCACGGTACAGTCGATCTCGATGCCGAGCATTTCCGGCGAAAACATACCGGAGTCAAGGCCGGCAAGCTCGTACATCTTCTTTTCGGCCTCATTGAAGCCACGCACGATCTTGGCCTTCTGCTCGATGCCGACGACCATCAGCTTGCGCACGACATCGCGGTAGACCGAGCAGTCCACCAGGTTGTCCAGGTCGGACTTGAACTCGAAGTTGTTACCGCCCTTGTGGAGGAAGATGCGGCGCTGGAGTTCCACCGCTGTCTTCTTGTCATGTTCGATCAGCTCGGACCCGCCCTTGAGCAGGGGCACGTCCATTTCCTTCTTGATCAGGTCGACCATCTGCTGAAGCTGCTGCTGCTTCGCCAGCATCTCGGCGTATTCAGTGGCGTGCTTCTGCACCGTCTTCTTCAGTTCCTCGTTCTCCGCCTTGACGCCGCCGTAATGGTTGGTCAGCTCAGTGAACTGGGTCTCGGCGTCCTTCTTGGACTTCTCCAGCAACGTGGTGATGTCGCCAAGCTCCTTGGTGAGGGTAACCAGGGCGGCTTCCGCTGCCTTGGTATCGGCCGGAGCCTCCTTCTTGAGGTAGGCTCCTTTGTAGATGCCCTGCTTCGCAGCCCGGGCGTGCGCCTTCAAAGTCGACATAGTGTCTTCCTTCTCGACTGGGGGTTGCGCGCCTCAGCTCACCGGGAGCCGCTTAGCGTCGCTTTTGCCTTGGCGATGAGTTCCGCCACAGGCGCCAAAAGTGCGACATCCAGCAGGGGATGCGTCGGGACGATGACAGCGGCGACCGCCTCTGGCGTCACCTTGTCGTGGAACAGATGCGACGACGCTTTCACCGCCAGGGTGAGCTTCTTCGCCTCTGATCGGCTCCGACAAAGTCCTTTGGCCACCAGGGCCTTTTCGAACTCCGACAGAGTAGCGGGATTGTCGAACTGTTTCACAAACGTCAGCTCAGCTTCAAGCTGAGCCGGAAACGGTACGACTGAAACTTCCATGAGGTCGCCCTTCTCAACGACCAGCCAGGCATCGTCGTTCTTCTCTTCATCCTCATCGACGAACTTGTACTCCTGGAGGCGGAAACCGACGCTGAAGTTCATGCCGCCGTTCTGCTTGGTAACCTCGTGCAGGTCCTTGACGTAGGACACGTTGAGGTTCAGCTGGGCGTCGATTTCCAGCTTATCCCCCACCGTCTGGAGGCGGCCAATCACCCCGGCGACCTTCTGCCAGTCGTGGTAGGCCAGCAGCTTGATGCCGCGCGGACCCGACAGGCCCTTCATCTTGATTGACTCGTCAAAAGCCTTGGCCAGTACCCGATGACCATACAGGTCCGTACTCGGGGCGGAAGCAATCCCCGAAATGAACCCTTCGGGAGCATCCGCGATGGTCTTTGCCTCGAACGACATGTCAAGTTCGATTCGGTCGCCAACCTTAAAGTCTTCGCGTACAGCCATCATGGCCTCCCGTGGATAGGTACGACCTTATCCAGATCATCAGGAGGTTCCTGACCCTCTGGTTTGGGCGGTGGGTTGTCCGTGTCGTCATTCTCTTCCGGCGGCACCCCAGATACCGGAATCAGCTCAGGCAGGCTCTTATCCGGCGCGAATCCCAGGATGGAACGCTTCTCAGTCGTGGTGATAAAGTTGGTCTTGGTCAGCTTCACACCCAGGTTAGCACGCCCTTCCCAGAGCGCAGGCACCGCATCCAGGTCGAACTTGACCACCGCCCCCGGGGGGCAGATCGCCGCTGTCATTCCCGCCCCGATGGGCGTGAGGTAGGTCGGCACAATGGTGTCCTGCCAGAACGATAGACGGGACTCATTATAGTTGCTGCTGTACTTCGCCGCATCCGAGCTACCCAGCCCGAGCAGCGCGATGGGAACGCCAAACACGCCAGCGATCTGGCGTGTCATATCGTCCATCGGAATCTTGGAGTGGATATCCCCCAGCTTATTGTCTAGCGTGTGGACCTGGACCGTGGTATTGTAGAGGAACAGGATGCTGCCGCTGTACTCGTCCTCTGGCCCGGCATCCGCCATGTGGCGCTCTAACGCAGTACGCTGCGCCCGGGTCAGGGTCTTCTCTGCGGTGAGCACGTACTTGACGTTGGGGTGACCCTGCGCGGTATCAAGTGCACGCTGCATAAGCGCGACAATAATCATAAGCGGCTGAGCAAGGCTCTCAATCGCAGCCGGCATCTGGTTATATTCAACCAGGCCTGAGATTGAGGGGAAGCTGATCTCCGACGCATAGGCGGTACCCACACCGCGCTTTTCTGCCACGCGGCGCGTGGGCAGGTTGACCTTACTATCACCCTGGCCGTACTGGTAGCTGTCAATCGTGCCCCGGGCATTCAGTACCCCCGACACATACTTGGCAGCGAGCGGATACAGGCCATTCGGCCCGCCTGAGCCCATCCCCACCTTGAAGTGGACCCGCGCATAAAGTAACAGGTTGAGAGCAAGCCAGTACTGGAACTGCTGCGCCGTGAAGGTGTCATTCGGCGACTTGAGAAGGTTGTTGATCATCTTGATCGCTGTAGGCGCGGCGCGCTCCGACTTGATCAGGTCGATATCTTCGACGCAGTACCACGGAACTGACTGGACCGCTGAACTGACGAAGTTGGCGATACGAAACAGCTGGGGCACCTTGCGCACGGCAACATCGCCCGTCATGATCGCCTTGGTCGAAATCAGGCGAACCGGGTGTCCCCCGACATAGATGGGGGAATCCGGCTCGTCCTCCTCGGACCGAACCGGCTTTGCCTTGGTAAGGAATCCCAGAAAGCCCATATCAGACCTGGCGCCGCAGGCTGGTACGCCGCGCCGCCAGGGCCGCACTCTGGACGATATGCGGCGGGGTCTGCTGCTGGCGCTGCTCCGGTGGGTGCATCGTGCGCGCCTGCTGCGTGGCTGGCGCGTGACCCTGCCTCTGGACAGCCACGGATGACCGCCGGGGCGCGTAACTTCTACCACCGCAACCACAACCCATTGTTAAGCTCCTTTTGCGTTTTCTAAATCTTCAATTCGGTTAGCTGCCTGGCGTAGCAGCCGGTACAGCTTGTCGTCATGCTCGCAGGTACAGAGAGCATGGTGAGCGGCGCAGCTACGCTCGTGCTTCTCTACTGAGGCGTCGCGTAGCACTTCCTGGAGCCGCTTCATTTACAGGCCGGCAGACCAGGGTAGCGGGTACAGACCTTCGCCCGCACTGTGCGGTAGGTTCCCGGTCCGGCCTGGCGCGCCCGCGCCAGTGCATTGGCGCCATGGGCGCGGTCGTGGATTGGGAACTTGCGCTTACTGGGGATTGCAAAACTGGACTTGGGTAGCCGCTTGCGGCGTCGTGAACTGAGCTTTGCCATGTGTCACCACCTGATATGGATAACACCATCGTTGGGGTCGTAGCCGTCCTCGTCCTCGGTCAAGCCCATAAGCGAAAGGTCTTCAACCGCGTAGCGGACGCCATCCCATCCGTGGTTATTAGCGTCAACTGGGAACGAGAGAATATGCCCGGTAACGCGATCCGTCATCCACGAATAAAGCCGGGATTCCTCGCGCATCGCCTCACAGGACGGATCGATAACAATCTCATAGCCCTGGAGCCAGTTGATTCCACTCTTAACCGAGCCAGGACCCTTCTTCGCCGGCACCACATTCAGCCCACGGGCGCAGAGAAACTCAATCGTTCCGGGCTGGCTGCTATCCGCGCGTATCTGGTCGTGCTCGTTCTCGATCACTGAGCGCGCCATAGTGGGCAGCTCATCCATCGTCACCCGGCCGCTGGCTTCCTTGGCGATGTAGACCTGGCGGCGGCGCTCGCTGACGTAGACCTTAACCACGAAGGACGGGTCGGTGCCGAAGCCAAAGTCCATCCCATAACGCGGCGGGACCTGTCCAGTGTCAATCCGGTCGATGCGGACGTTGGTAAAGACCTTGGACTCGTGCTTCGTGTCGTACTCACCCAGCCAGACGTGCTTGTAGCGCGCCTGGTTACCCCGCTTGAGTGTTTCCATCTCGTGCGGCAGCTCAGTCTGGTAGAAGAACGGGTTGTCGGTATAATCGACGAAGGTAATGTTACTGCGCGGTGGCGGGCTCCAGGTGCCGGGCTTCGCACCGGTGCCCCGGAAGTAGAAGTCCACCGGGTCGGAGGGCAGCTCAGGGTTCCAGGTCCAGATGATCTCGCTGCCTTCGTTACGGATCGTCGGCAGCAGCACTTCCATGCTCTTCGCCTTGATCGTGCGGGCTTCCTCAATCCACACGATATCGGCACCTTCAAGCGAGCGCACAGACTCAATATTGCGCTCCAGCCCGATGAAGATGAACTGGCTCCCGGTGCCCTTGTGGACTAGGCTGCGCTCCTGTATCTCGAACTGGGAGGCTAAGTTGAGCGTAAGGATGCGGCGCTCAATCAGTTCCTTGGACGAGTCGGTAATCGAGTTCTGAAACTGGCGGCCGCAAACAATGCGCTTGCGCTCTTCCGCAGCCCGCACCGCCAGGTAGGTGGCGACGCTCCAGGACTTCGCAGAGCCACGACCACCATACAGGGCCTTATGGCGCGCCGGGGTCCAGAGCGTGCGGACGTGCTTCTCACCCAGCACCGTGTTAACCTGCGACAGCGGCGGGCCGGGGGCGGCGAAGGAGTCGGTGTGTGTCATAGCAGGATCAGGGTGGCGATTAGGGCAATGATAATTACGATCAATGGTATCGCTGCAACGGCCATGCCACGGTAGAACATGCAACACGGACAGCTGGTAAAGAAGTAGTCCATGAGGCGCGTGGAGGGGTGCTCGGGGGTCTGGCAGGCTTTCGGGAAGAGGTAATAGGAAGTGGCTGCAGCGGCGTTGGAGAGCGGGTTATCTTCCCACTCAATCGGGTCCGTGAGGTCATCCACCCGGGTATCGTGCTCGGGGCGGAACGTGAAAAAGGGCACGGTTAGGCGGCCGGGTCCGTGTCGTCGGTGACCACCCCTGCGTCTGGTTCGAATGGGGTGGTGGGTTCTGGCTGTTCGGCCGCAGGCGCCTCGTCCGTCACTGGGGCGGGCTGGTCGACAACCGGGGTGAGCATGGAGCGCATTTCCTGCGCTGTCAGGTACCTGTCTGAGGCTACAGGATGGATATTGACCGAGCCAATATTGATCCCCGCCATACCGGCGGCCTGGCCACGCACCTGTAAGGGGACCAGGCGCGCAAGCAGACCCATATATTCCTTGGGGTAGTCCTTCGCGCACATCTCCAGGTAACCCGGCATGCCGCCGGTACCCTGCCCGTCGCTGCCATGGCGCGCTGCGCCGGAAATGATAGCTTCCTTAATGTCGCGGCTCAACCACGAACCGCGCATCGCCTGCACCGTGCGCGCTGGGGACGTGGCAATTGGGGTTTCCGGCGGAAATGGATTTTCCACGGGGGGCTCGTTGCTGGAGACTAAAGTAGGCTTTGGGTTCGACATGACTGGGTTGACTCTTGGGTTGAAGTAGGCTATGTCTACCGGTAGGCGCCATCCAGCGGGTCACGTGGTTCGCTCTCCGCCGCCTTCGCATGCTGTAGCGGATGGGACAGCATCTACGGGGCTGGCGCTTCGGCGCTTGGCGTGTGGCGGTATGCGGTTACCGCGATGTGAAATTTGAAAACTGTGGGAATGTGGCCCCACCGCCACCACTTTTCGTTGCCCATCGGTAACCAAAACGCCCCCACGCGCGCCCCATCGTTACCCACGCACCCCGCCCGCGCTCCCGCTCCCGTCGCCGCGCCCCCAGACCCGCGTCGCCGCTTCCCAAC